TATTTAATAAAAAAAGAGGCCGTAAAGGCCTCTTCATCAATGTTAATAAAATTAAATCTCTTTAAACACTTAACATTGTAACTGATCCGACAAACTCAGCAGTTACACCAACCCCATTCACCGCTCTAATCTCTACATTACTACCAACAATCTCTCCAGTATATGTACCAATTGCATCACCAACACGAACAGTACCATATTCAGTAGTATATACAGTAGTACCATTGTGAATGTATAATAATTCAGTTACATCCATATGACCTCCGGAAGCTGCAACAGATTGTAAAACTATCTTACCTGATCTATAACTAGCTGTTGGTATAGAAAGTAGCGCAGCTGACGCGCCAGTTGTAATTGTCGCACTAGCAGACTTATAAGCAGTAGTATTATTATTAAACTCAACAACTGTTGGTATACTAGGGGATGCTGTTGAAACTGTACCAATACCAACAACGTTACCAGACCCATCGATTCTTAATAGATTAGAATTCGCTCCATATAATGTAATTGTATCTGTAGTAAATGATAGTTTTGTATCAGTATCTCCAGAATGGACAATATCATCAGTTAATGTTAAAGTACCAGTAACTGCAACTGGGTCTTGAAAATCAATTGTACTACCGCCTGTAACTGAAGTAAATGCATCTGCATATATTGTACCACCAGCACTAATTGCACCAGTAACAGTCAATTTACCAGAGCCGCTCGCATTATAAAATATATTAGCGTCAGTCTTAGGTAATAAATCACCAGTAGCGCTTTCAAATAACCCGACATAAGCGTTAGTAGATGTAGTATCAGCGACTACAATTGTTGTAGGGACAATAGCTGCTGTCCCATCGAAACTAACACCACCAATATTCCTAGCTGTTTCTAATGCAGTTGCCGTATCAGCATTACCTGTTAAATCACCGGTTATGTTACCAATAATCTGACCACTAGCACTTAAAGTACCAGTTTCTGTAAGTGCAAATCTATCAGCTAATGAACCACTAGATATTGTCTTAAATACCATTCTACTATCTTCAGTAGCATTAGTAACATCAGTTATTTGAGTAAATATATGCCCGTAATCAGTAGCCGTACCACCACTATCATTACCTGTAAAAATAACATTACCTATAATATCACTATCAGCAGGTGTTGTACTATTACGCCATAGCTTTAAATCTGGTGAAGCAGCTGCTCCAGAATCAGTAGATGTAATTACAAAATTGTTTTCAGTAGCTGTTGTAGTAGAGGTAACAGACGTGTTTAGTGTAGTATGAGTGCCTTGTACAGTTAAATCTCCACCAACAGTAACATCACCAGCAGCACTAACAAGACCGGAATTAGTGATCCGCAGTCTCTCACCTCCGCTAGTATAAAAGAATAATGAATTTTCATTAGAACCGGAAGTCAACTCAGCAAGAATTTTAGTATCTTGATCAACGTCAATTACTCCTCCTAATCCTCTCCAGTTACTACTCGAATAACCTTCAAATTGACTAAGTGTAGTATTAAGACGAATAAGACCATCTTCAAGACCAGTAGGTCGTTGGGCTGTTGTTCCTGTAGGAACACGAATCGCTGATGAACCGGTAAAACCACCATCAATTCCTGATAAAGCAAATGAACTTAGGCTTGTTGAGTAATTACCTACTCCTGCAGTAATTGTGCCAGCATTATCTGATCCAACAATTAGACCATTTTTTATACGAAAATCCTTAAGGACAGGCATATAAGTATTTATGCCTTAATAGCCGGATAAATCACCAAAGTCTTTAATAGCCCAATTATGACTTTTAGTTAACAAATCAAATACAAACTCATCAGTCATAGGCTGATTATAATCTAATTCATATACTTGCACACTAGTATCTGCTGTATAGTCGCAATCAGCTATACCTATACCTATAAAATTTCTTACAGCGTGATTAGAGGTAGGGTAAGTAATAATTAAAGAATCACCACTATCTAAATACCCTTTATAAACAGCTACGTCTCGGTGAGCCATTTTCATCAGAGAAGTGACAATTAAGTCCTGAGGGAATCCATGAACAGCTTCTGCAGAAGCTTCTGAGGTATCATGATATTTTGCTAAATTATTATACCAAAACTCTTCTGGAGTATCTCCTGAATCAGAATATATCATAAACGAAGCTCGACAAGTTTCTCATGACCGATAATTACTTCAGGGTGTACATATACATCAATGTTTTTCTTTTTAAGTTTAAGACATAACGTAACATCTTCCATAGAGTAATCCGTTGCATCTTTAATTTGTAAATATGTTGGTTCAAACCAAGGATATTGTAACTGCTCAAATATTCCATGTTTAAATAAAAGAAAGCCGAACCCTACATACTCTACTTTAAATGGTAATAGCCTTGTACGTATATCTTCTTTATTTAAAAATTCAAAAGACCCGTGCTTCTGAAAATAATCTTCATCCCAATACTCTACCACAGCAAACTGTCTATTATTAGACATAAGATATAAACCAGATATCACATCTTTATCTTCTTTATATAATTTTTGAAAATCTTCTGGTGTAAATATAATATCATCATCAATCCATAAGACATAATCATATTCTATACCATCAAATGGCTTCTGATCAGCTCCCTTTTCTGGTTTTCCGAGCATACATTTATTACGAACCTCGTAAATATTACGAGAATAAGTATTACAAAAATTTACTTTAAACCCTTTACTAGTTAAATGTTGTACTAAATAAGTTAAACATTTTATAAAGGTACCAGAAAAAGAATTACCTGGGCAACATATAATTATTTTCTTATTCATGTGTTTTTACAAAGTTAAAATTACCTTGCTGTAAATCAATTTCTTTATCTATTATTAAATCTATATTTTGTTCTTTTATTCGTCTACATATATCAACATCTACAAATTGCTGTTCAGTTTCATTTACACATACATGAGGCCGGAACCAAGGATACTCTAACTCTTCGAATACTCCTCTACGTATAAAAACAAAATCGAACTCTAAATATTCAGCATTAATATAATTATCATCTTCTGAAAGAATTTTATATCGACCATCTAATCTTCCAGATAAAAACTTATAATCTTTAAACTTGTTATATATCCTGACAAATTGTGTCGGTGAGAAAATAATCTTATTACTTAGAAAAACTAAAATGTCATACTTAAATTGTTTTTGATAAGGTGTCTGTTTTTTTCCTGCGAGAACATTACCACCTACACACATTTGTTTTGCATAAAAAGCATTACAACTACTATGATGAGAAACATGATATACAATACCAGTATTATTTAAATACGTAGATAAATTGATCCAAGACTTTAAGAACTCTCCACTATAATGTGAATCAAATAAATTAAATACAATAGTCATTCCTGCTAAAATATTTACCGGAATAATTTAAGAAACAACTAATTATCGAAATTGAGATTGTAATCCTTGAATAATAAAATCACCAGTGATCTTTACAGGATCGGGATCAAGTTTTGGATCTCTAATAACTACTCCTTCATGTGAGGTTACCGATCCCATAGGTGAGTCTAAGCTCTCTATTAACTCTTTACCTAAAAATCTCGTAGCGTGATAAGTAATCGCACCATTAATAGACGCGCGCTGATCCTCTTCTGTTTCATATAAAGTATCGACTGGTATTTGTTGAAGAATAATATCCATATAATTTGCTTTAGTTATTGCATCCATAACCTTACCATCTTTTCTTCTTACTCGTACACGCTTAGGTAAAGTCATTTCATCTAACCATTGGTTCAATGGCTTAACAACATTATCGCTCAGTTCATAAGCAATTTCAACAGGCTGTGACAACACTCGATTAAAATTTGGTTCAGCTGATACAGCTACATCTACTGAACCGAACACTTTAATGGATCCTCCCTTATTAAGTTTCTCAATAAGTGATTTCATTACATTAGGATCATAATTATATTCTTTTGATCCTCTACGTCTTGGTGTTACTTGATCTATTTGAAGTAAACCATGAATAGCAATAAATTTTTCATCATACTGTAGCACATTAGTACTACCGTCAACATATTCTAAGTTAAATAATATATTATTATTTTCTAATAGACCTAATTGCTGTAATTCTGATTTAATTAACGGTAATGCATTATTAAAAAAGGTCAATACTTCCGTCCCAACTTTAATCATACCATGACCCTCTCCAAATCGCTCTGGTAGCCTGTCAATAGTAATACCTTCTACGTCTATCGGTTTATTGCTCCCTCTATCTAATGCAAATTGATCACCGATGAATTTTATAGAAGCATTAACGCCGTCTATTTTAAGTGACCCAGGAGTTGAAGTTAAACTATTAAGTGCTGAAGGAAAAAAATCAATCAAATCAGTCCCCGTCACAACAGCATCAACATCAAAAGGATGTTGCATATGCCCACCAGCACCACCTTCTTGTATAACACTAAAATATTCTTTATACGTAATCATTTAATTATTCTCTGGGTCGCCATTATTTTGTCTATATATGTTTATTCTTATTCCCATGTCACGCTTTAACCAAGTATCACAAAAACCTTCTTCAATTAAATACTTTACAATTTTATTTGGTATTCTATCTCCATCAATAATGTTTTCATCATCAAAGATACCAATAACATAAGGCATAATCTTTACCCTATAACCCATTACTGTTGTATCATATAATCCTACTACTGCCATTATACTCCTAATTGTATTCGGACTGCCTGTTTGTCTATTGAAAATCCAAAATAATTATCTTCTAAAGATAAATTAATAGTCCCCTCCAAACCTAATTTTTCTGGATTACAAAATCTCGCTTTATATATTCCTAAGCTCGTACGGGCTTTGACTGCCATTTTCTTTTGGCCGCTAGCTCCGCCTGAGTAATTAATGATTGCAATAAAATTATCTCCATGATCAATAATATAATCATATAATACTACACTACCAATAATTCTATTAATAGGTAAATACGGTCCAGTCCTTGTGCCACTGTGCGCCTCAAGTAAAGAAAAAACATAATCTTTATCCGCCGAAGTTAACGTTTTAAATGTACTTATTAATTCACCAAATGAAGCATGAGCTTCCTCTTGCCAAGCTCCTGGTTGGTTTTGCAGGACAAGATTTCGAAGTTTAAGAGCAACTCCTTTCCGACCTTTCTCACGACTAGAATCTCCAATTATTTTTGACCACGTACCGACTTCTAAAGCAGTTTTTCCGTCAAGTCTAATTACATCTACATCACCACCTGTTTTACCTTTTACGCCATTACCTACAATACCTAATAAAAACTCACCATCACCTACAGCTGTATTACCTATAGCATGATTTAGTGTAAAGAGTTCTTCAAAAAATGCATCACCTTCTACTTGTGGATTGACTAAAAGGGAATCTGTTTTTGGTTTAAATACTCGTACAAAATCTACCTCACCGTTCGTACCTTTAAAATAGTGTGTAAGTTTTATGCCTTTCTTAAACCGGGTGGCAACATGCTCTTTAAACTCTGGCCAATTGATCTCGTGCTCATCTAATATAGCTCGCATACTTCTATGATATTGTATAGTATCAAACCCAGAGTCCGTGATTAAATCTTCAATCATCTCATCTCCCTGCTGACTTACTTTACCAATATATTTCGTTATTTTATCTTTACCAGGCTCTGTAACTTGACCTAACGGTTCAAACTTCTTTCGAGGTTCTTTTGCATATATATCAATATCACCTATCTCGTCATCTTCAAAAAATTTCTTAAATGTTTTCATAATCCTGCTGGGTATCTTTGTGGTCGAGGAGCATGTGATGGATCGGTCGAACGTAACGCATGTACTAAACTTAATATCCATTTATCTAATCCCTTCTTCTTTTTCTTCTTTTTCTTCTTCTCTGTCACTCCTTCTGTGTTAAACATAAGATCATATGATTGAATAATCAAGTTATTTAATTCGGCTATGGTCTCATCATTACGTAAATTTTTGAACGCTAAGTTTTCTATAGAAAACTCTCCTTTACTTGCAAGACCATCTTTACGCATTTTCATTAACTTGTCCTTTAATTTTTTAGCGCGGTTGTTAATTAATGCAAGCTCTTGTTTATCATCAACATCCTCTAAAGAGGCCTTTATTAATTCTATCTCTGTACGAAACTGTTCAGCCTTTTATCGACGTCGCGTTGATCAATTTCCGGAGGATCATGTACTGGTTTTTTAATCCATTTATTATTTTGTAAGCTAAACAGACCAGAAGCAACATGAGGGTCATGAACGTCTTGAAAATATAACTCAACATCATGACCATCAAATTGAATATTATGTCTTAAGTTCCATATAAATCTTTTCCCATCTAATGCTCTCTTTACTATAGTCTCGTCTTCATTTATATCAGCAAAATCTAATAAGAGATGTACATCAAGATCAGAGTGATCAGAATAATTAAAATTAGACATTGATCCTGTCAATTGTATATCTTCGATCATTTCAGGCTTAACATGATCATCGTCCTCTATAAAATCATCTACAATCTTGAGAAGAGATTTTAATATATCTTCATTAAACTTTTCATTACTCCAAAACTTAGAATGAAGAGTATCATTATAATAAGTATTGCGCTCAAAATATTGTTTGAAAGATTTCACTGGCATTTTAATTATTTATTTAAACATATGTTGTGCTGGTGCATTTCCGTACGCAGCATACGCCGCAGCATTTCTTTCCATCCTAGGTGCGACACCAGTCCGTTCTCTTTTTGATTTTCTATATTCATTATTATTCAAATACTCTACCGCCGCGCCTTTAAAATCTCCACTATTCATTAATTCTAAAGTATTAGGACTTCCTGATAGATCGCCTCTAAAAAATCCATCTACAATAGCATTCTGTACAGTTGTAGGTAACCTACCAAAATTATGTACTTTACTTTTTGCTAATTTAATTTTAGATTGAACGTCGTAATTAAACAATTGTTTCATCTGACTATCATTTAAAGGAACACGCCCACTAATAACTGCATTATAATTCTTACCCGCTACTCTTTTAAGTATAGGATCATTTCTTAAAACCAAGTGGCCTACCCCAACGGTTAAGTAACCTTTATGGTCTCTGTACGCATATCCCGGTCGACCCTTTTTACCTTTACCTTCACTCTGAACAATATAATCATATAATGATTGGTCTTGTTTAATATTATGAGTTAT